ACGTTGCAACGCACTATTATATTATTCCACTTGTGGGTTTCAAAATAGGTTTCACGATACTTAGTAACCGATTTGCCTAACCTCTCGCCCATATCAATACAATACATCTGTGCCCAAAGATCAATCAGGCCGTTTGGTGCCGGAGTTCCTGTCAGTCCGATAACCCGTTTGGCTGTAGGCGTAGCCATACGCATAGCCTTAAACCGATTACTCTTTGAACTCTTGAAACTCGTTAGTTCGTCTATAACCAATACGTCAAATGGTAGCATACCGCCAAAGATACCTACAAGCCAAACAAAGCTGTCGCGTCCGATCACGTAAACATCTGCCTTTTCTGCCAGGGCCAATTTACGCTGCTTCTCTGTGCCCATCACCTTTGCTACTTTCAGGCTCTTTAGATGATCCCACTTTTGGGCCTCTGTAGTCCAGGTGGTTTCGGCTACTTTCTTCGGGGCTACTACCAGGGTACGGCTAATCTCGCAATCATCCATAAGCTGTTGTATCGCTGTCAGGGTGCTAACCGTCTTACCCAATCCCATATCCAGGAATAAGCCGCAACGTGGATTATCTATTATCCACTTGATCGCTGTCTGCTGATATTCGTAAGGTCTGAATTTCATACGCTCTGTTTCTTTATACGTAAGTCCGTTGATTCCAAATACTCTCTAACCTTTATACCGTCTATCTCAAAACGTAATTGTGCCATACTCTCTATGTAACCTATCAGTTCGTCAACTTCCGGCTTACTGCTGATAACCCAAACTTTATGATCCAGGTCTCTTAACTCCTGGTGCCTGATCTCCTGTAGCTTCGTTGGCTTCTTACCCTTGCTTTTCAATTCAACCCATATAACGATACAATGTGGCAGGCAAACCAATCTATCAGGGTAGCCCGTCGTATTCGCATTGGAATATTTCAGGCATAGCAAACCACTTTCTTTGCACCGCTTAACCAAATATGCCTCTATAGCTTTTTCCGATACCTCGGAATGTCTAACTATGTTTTCTACTTGCTTTTTCATATCCACTACTTTTTAGTCGGTAAACCAATTCCTCGCGCGTACGCGGATAACATTTCGTGCGATAACGTTTAGAAGTCTCGCGTACGCGTACGCGTTGGTTCTCCATTTACTACTATTTTTATATGTATTTTTATTCTTATACATTTTTACTAAAATTTTGGTTTACTTGGTTTACCATTGCTGCAAACCCTTTATTTATCGGGGTTTTGCGGTAAACTAAAACGGTTTTATTTGGTTTACCTTTGGTTTACTTGGTTTACCTCACTAATTGTTAAAAAATGTAGTTTGGTTTACTCGGTTTACCTTTTTGGCCCGTTTGGTTTACCTTTGGTTTACCAATTTTCTACTTAAATATCTGCATCATCTTCATCTAAAATTACCTTTCTCCTAAACCCTTTTTGGATTCCGTACAGGGCTATAGCGTGCTTAGTCGTACTGATACGCTCCCAATCGGGCAAATCATCTATGATACGCCCAACCCTACGCGCCATATACTTATAGTCCTTATCGCTCATGTCCTTACCCAGACGCTCACAAAGAAACTCTGCAACACAAAAACGCTCTCTGGTGTCTGTAGCCTCCGCGTCCAACGGGTCGGGATTCTTAAACCAGGCTTTACGCCTTGCTAAGTCCCAGGTAGCCCAATCAGGCGGTAACTTAGTGTCAAGATATGCTATTAGCATATCTTTTATCGGGTCATCGGCTTCGTCGTTATAATCGGCTTGCTTCTTTCTGGCCTCCCTTTCCAGGTCTGCGGGTAGGTATAGCTTTTCACCTCTTCGCCAATACTCTACGGCTTCGGCCCAAAGCTGATCGCGTTCTGCTGTCAGGTCTGCTTTAACGTTCTCATGCTTACGTAGATCAGGATTTGCAGCCATCACCCAGAAACGACGGTTTCCCGTGTCGCCTTTCAAAAAGTACGTTTCGTTGGTGGTTCCGCAAAATATACATTGGCGCGGGTGCTTTTCCGTCACCGTACCGTAAGCGGGTCTGTATGTATCATCCTGACGGCTGATATAGGCTTTTACCTGCTCAACGTCGGATCGCTTGATACTGCCCAATTCTGGCAACTCTATAACCCATCCACCGCGTGCCTGTTCCATACCGCTTTTACCCTCCATCGTTACCAGGCTGTCGTTAAACCACTCACCACCCATAACGGCAAACAGTGTACTTTTACCTATTCCCTCTGCACCTGTTACGATCAGGCAATAGTCATACTTACAACCTGGCTGCATAACGCGGGCTACGGCTGCAACGAAATGCTTACGCGTCATTGCACGGTTTAGCCTGGTATCTTCTACACCCAGATAGTCAACCATCATAGTTTCAAGTCGTGGTACACCATCCCACACCAGGCCGTTAAGGTACTCACGTATCGGGTGTATTCTGTGGCGGGTAAATACCGCGTCCTTTGCATCCTTGATCTTATCCTTACCCGTTACTCCGTAGTTCTCTTCCAGATAAACGCGTAAATTGGCATCGTCGCGGTTTCCCCACTGATTCGCCTTACGATCCCAGGGTAAACCGTTTTTCACCAGGTCAAAGCCGCTAAACAGATCGTGCCACAAGTGCCCTGCTAACATCGGGTCGTTTTCCAGAATACAGATAATGTTTTTCAGCGTCGATTTGATAGCACCTTTTCTGTCGTACTCTAAATCGGCCATCCAATCCGTATTGATTTCCGTATCTGCGCTATCTCCGGCATCCGTGAAATCCACACCCTCAAAATCAGCCTCAACGTCGGCGCGTCTCTCCTTAGTGAGCAATACGCGTACGTTCTTATCTTTGGCCGCAAAATCCTGCATTTTCAGGTACGACGGCAATTTGGTAATATCCGTTTGCCTGGTTCCCTCATCATGTACGCCAAACAGGTGAATACGGCAAAGGTCGAAAGCGTTGCAAAGCTGCTTACTTGCCGGGTCTGTCTCATGGTGGCTGTAGGCAAATTTACCCTCATAGCATACCAGGCCCCCGGCCACACTGCCTAACTTGTAGGTATAGCGTCCATCTGTACCCGTTCTTTCGTAGGCATCCTGTAGGAAATTGTCTATAGCGTCTTCGATAGTGTATGCACGGCAAAACGCGCCTATCAATCCGGGCTTTTCCAAAGGATCACCCGCCTTACGTATTTCGTGGGCTATCACGTCGCCCTCTCTGGCTGATACGGGCCACTCTGATACGTCCGCATAGTTAACGTAGCTTTTCAGTACCTTATCTACGTCGCAAGCGGGGCCGTCCTGGTATTCAAATACGTAGTCACCATCCTTAGACGTTGACGGCCAATAGAACAGGCGCGGTAACTGATACGTCGTAATGTCGAACAGGTCAATACCTACGGCATCAGCAATCTTTCTGCAAAGCGGCTCATACTCGTTAGGCTTAACGTTACGGCTCAATGGGAATACCAGGCGATAACGCGGTTTCTCTGCTGTATGCTTGTGGGTGCTGTATAGCATGGCCGCAAAGTCAAACTGCATAGTGAAATCGTCCCACACATTCAGCGTGCCGTAGTCAATATCAAGCGTCGCCACACTGCGCCACATAACGTTAGCCGTCTTACGCGTACCACCTGAAAGATAACCGCCTACAAAACCGCCAACATCTTTGATGTCGCTTTGTTCCTCGCGGGTCATTTTCATATACTCGCTGACGCTTTCGCCTGTACGCTTCGTTTCGCTGCATCTGGCTACTAACTCGCTCCACTGCCATTTCTTGTTTTTCCACTTCTTAGATAGTCGGCTGTGGGCTGTCGCTATATCCAACGTGAAATCATGCTGTAGTTTCATACGCTCTTACCATTTAACAAGTCGCCCATTAGTTTACGAAAGTAATCGTAACTTTGATCCGTCGTTAATACGTCAACTTCCCAAACTCCGCGATCAATTCTACGTACTTTCATATCAAACGGGTTTTCTTCATCCGCAAGCCGATTAATCAGGATTTTTAGAAATCCCGCTGTCATGGTCTGCCGGATCGTCTTTGTAAATTCTTGTTTTGCCATAATGATACGTTTTTATTTCATTTCAAAATATTGTTTGGTGTCAAAGCCTTTACGTGGTTTCATATCTGCAAACTCGCAAGTGTTGTATAACGCCCTTTGGTTTACCCAATGCGCTAAATCTTGCTGCCAAAGCGGTATTTGGTACGTCCCCCCCCCGTTTATCAAGCGGCCTGTATGGTTGGGCGTACGGTTTAAACCGCTTATACTCTTCGCCTCTCCAATGGTTAACGCGGCTGTAGGATTCTTGGAAATCCATAAGTATGCAGTATAGGAAATATTCACCTTTATAGCCGTGTTTGTTCATTAGGCTTGCTGCTTTCTCAACGTGGGCTATCTGGGCTGTCGTATCACACCCAAAGCGTACGTACCTAATCCAATGTACCTTTGCTAATAAAGCGGCTATTTCGTCGGTTACTAACCGGGCATCTAAAGCCTGGTTAAAGTCAACGCGTAGCCCCATCTTTACGATCTTTTCTATTTGCTGTAGGCCGTAGTCGGATGCAATAACGTTATTATCCATCAGGATAGCTTTTCTTTTACCCTTTGCTATTTCCTCAATATCCATATAGGGCCTTATCGCTCCCTCTTTCTGTGGTACTACACACCATTTGCATTTATTCGGGCATCCTCTTGTTAGGAAACCGTAAGCCAGATCGGGCGAAATATTATAAATGCTGTAATCGGGCTGTAGGCTGTCTATCTCCTGGGGCAAAGTCTTACGTATATCGTAGCCTGTACCGCCTTTTTCCACTTTGTCAGCGTTGGCGATCACCTGGTAATAGTCAGGCGTGAAAGTAAATACCTTTGCCATATACACTATGTCGTAGTGCTGAAATGGGGTGTACCATTCCACCAGATCACCTTTTGCCTTGTGGTACGCACTAAGTTTCATAAGTGCCAGGTTCGGGTATTTACTATCTACTGCTATTAATCCTATAACCATCATAGCTATTTCTTAAATGGGCCTGTATAATTAGGGCATCTGTATATGATACCTGTTATCTCTTTACCAAATCCGTAAAGCAATCCGTTATGCTGCTGCTTGTTATTCTTGCTTCGCGGGCAAACTCCGGCTTTCCTGGTACAATTACCACAATTAGCGCGGTCTGTCTGGAAATCTTCTAAAGTTGGTACGGGTACTTTCATACGGCTATGCTGTTAAATCATCAATCTTTACTACCCAATCTTTTGTAAACCGGGCGGCAACAATTCTTTTTGCAACTTCGATAACACTTTCTTTGGTGTCAAAGGCGTTAGTCCAATAGCCAACTTCGTAATCCTCCCATCGGCTCGGATTCGCGTCTATCATTTCTTGGGTAACGGGGCGCGTAACTTCTATTGAGTAGTAGCTATCCCAAATATCTTTTTTCTCTTTGGGTAGTTTGGCATACTCTTCGCACACATAGCCACCGTGTCTAACGGTATGCTCCTTTCCGTCTCTTATTTCTTTGCTACAGATACTAATACCATCTGCGCGGATTTCTGCGTAGTAATGTTCTGCCCCTGCGCAAGCCCCTATAAAACTTGTTATCTCTATTACGACTTTGCGCGGCGTGTCAATAAGCGGGAAATATTCAGGCTTCGTTTCTAAACGAAAATCGTTACCCAAATCGGCGTTAAAGATGTCGGGGTATTGCCCTTTGTCTTGTGAACTTTCAAGGGCAAATTTTAGTTCGTTACTTGCTTCCATATCTTTTAGTCATTAATTAACATCGGCATAAGCAAAGCCGTTATCTCTTCGCTCTCTGGTTGGATCGTCGGGCCTATGATAATAGCCATACGTTGGTCGATCAGCTTAAATACTACATCAGGGGCATTGAAATTACGTAAAGTCTGTAACAGGCTGTGGTCTTTCATGCCAAAGCGTAACTTACCCCCATCATACTTACAGGGTATCGTATCAACTGCTGACTGCTCAAAATCCTTATCTTCTGACTGCATTTGCATTTTGTCAGGTTCCAGGTAAATAGTAATTAACCCGCTATTGCTGTTGGCAAACAGGCTAAGACGATCCAGGGACTTGATTAGTGCCTTTCGATCAACCGTAAGCGTGCTGTTGTACGTGGTGGGTATTACGCTTTCATAGTTCGGGTATCTGCCCTCTATGGGCTTAAACGTTATACTCATATCGTTTACCTCGATCTTGCAAGCTGTCGCGGGCCGTTTCTCTGATTCCTCTTTATCCAGATTAGGATCATACGGATTAAACCATATCTGTACAAAATCCGTATCGGGCAAAACCTTTAGTAAGATATTAACCACTTTTTTAGGGATCACTAAACCCGTGCTATCATTTCCGGCCTTTATAGTCGGCTTGCTGATCTTGATTAGCTTATGGCCGTCGGATGCTACAAAGTTAGTGCCCTCTTTCTTCATATCCAGATATACGCCATTCATTACGGGGCGTAAATAATCGTCGGCCATTGCATAGGCGCAACGTGCCAGGATAGATTTAAGCCCTG